CACGTATTATAAGTGGTTGATCTACACGATTATGCTGTCTCCTGAGGGAGTTTTGTTCATTAAGAAACTCGGTATGCCGAGTGGTGCTTTAGTGACACTTGATGATAATAGTCTTGTTCTTTTGTTGATCCTATTGATGGTGTTTATTAAAAATACACCACCACATATGCACAATGCGCAATTTTTCAGAGAAAATGTTGAACTTGCTCTTATGGGTGACGATAACACTTTTTCTTTCTCTGATCTTGTTAGACCATATTTCAATCAGGAAATTATTGTTCGTGACGCCATGTCATTATGTGGGGTCAATTTTAAGCCTGAACTCGATGTCCCAGTTACGCCGGACAACATTGTGTTTTTGTCATCAGGGTTTGGTCGCACCCGTTATGGGTTGCGAGTCCCTATGTTCAATACGTCAAAGTTCTGGACTAGTATTAAATATTCTAAGTTGAGGACTCCCCAAATGACATTACAACGAGCATGTACTTTCAGGATCCTTGGATTCTGGGATGTCGAGTTTAGAACTCTGATTGAACAGTATATTCGGTTTATTATTGAGAAGTTTGATTCGGTGTACCAAAAAGATCGCGATTGGCAAATTGCACGTAGCCTTTGTTGGACCCATAACAGAATTAGAAGACTCTTTTTAGGATCTTCTACGGTTGGGAATGCTAGTAAAGATGATGAAGCCCAACCAAAAAGGAATAATAGCCTTTTTGGGTCCTTTGGACAACCAACAACAACACTCGAATTCGAATTTCAATCAAACACCATGCCCAAGGGTGGTAAGAAAGAAAAAGAGCAAAAAGTTGCTCAAAAAGCAGTTGCTGAGCTGAAGGATCTCAGCAAGCAAGCCAAGAAAGCTGATTCTAAAATGAAGAAAGTGGAAAAAGCTGAGCGACAATTGGTCATGTCTGCCCCTCATGCAGGCCGTGCTATTGTTGTCTCACCAGCGAGTCAAGGTGCAAAGGCTCAACGTAAGATGATGGGGAAAATTGTTAAAGACAAGTTTTTCATTTCTTACTGTCGTGCTCTTTTTGATCCTGACTCTTGTTCTGAAGCTA